GATAAGAAAATCGACGCTCCAAAAAGGCATTTTGGTGAAAATAAGGTCGTAGAAGAACCTGCTGCAATAATTGAAGAAGAAGTAAAAGTTGATCCATATCTAGAAGAAATAAATTCACTTAAGTCTGATATACAGTCAGTAGTAGGATTAATTCCTGAAGAAACAGATTTAACTGAAGTTTTTAATACGTTAGAAAGTTTAAAAGAAAGAATAGATAATGTTGCTGATAAGGCAAGTTATGATGGTGATATTGTAATACTTCGTTCTGATATAAAGGAAGTAGAAAGAAGAATACCTGAACAATTTGATCCATCAAATATTAATTCAAATCTTGCATCATTAAAAGAAAGAATTGAATTAGTTCGTTCTGAGATTCCTACTGTTCCAGATCCTGTTTTATATGATGATCAGATAGATGAAATAAAAGGATTAATAGAGCAAGTAAAAGGAAGTATTCCAGAAGTACCTGAAGTAAGGTATTATGAAAAGGAATTAAATTTAATATTAGATTTAATTGAAGGTGTAAAGGAAGATATTCCTACAGTTCCTGAAATACCTGAGATAAAATATTATGATGAAGAAATATCTGTTGTTGAATCACAGATCAAAAAAATAGAATCTTCATTATCTAAATTACCTGAGATAAAGCATTATGATAATGATATTGATGAAGTAAAGGAATTACTAGAAAAGTTATCTAATAAGGTTACAGAGATACCAGAAATAAAATATTATGATAATGATCTTAAAGATTTAAAAGATAAGATATTAAATGTAGAAGAATCTATACCAACAGTTCCAGAAGTAAAATATTATGATGAAGAAATTAAAGGTCTTAATGAGGAGATTGTAGGTTTATTTAAAAAAGTTTCATCTATTAAGATACCAGAGGTAAAATCTTATGATGGTGAGATAAAGAAGATATACTCTTCATTTGAGGAAAAGAATCAAACTCTTCAAAATAAAATTGAAAAACTTGAAGAAGCTTTTGAAGAATTTGATAAGGAAGTTCTTTCTGAAGGCCTTTTAAATATTCCTCCTAATGAAAATAATTCAGATCCATTAACACCATTAGATCAGAAGTTTGTAACCTATGAAAAACTTCAAGAGAATTATAGGTTATTTGTTAATAGAGTTCAGCAACAACTAGCATCATTTGGCGGTGGTGGTATAGAAGACGCTCCTCAAGATGGCCAAGAGTATACTAGAAAGGATCAAAAATGGGTTGTAAACACTGGTGGTGCAACTCCAACGGGAATTGCTGGAACTTGGGGTGTGGATACTGTTGGTATTCATACTGTTAAAAATGTTGGTATTGGATCTACTGCAAGATCTGATAGCACATTATTTGTTTATGGTGATGCTGAGATAACAGGAAATATATCTGTAGCAGGTACATTAACCAAGCAAGATGTAACTAATGTAGATTCTGTTGGAATAATTACTGCTCGTAGTGATGTAAGGGTTGGTAGAAATTTATCTGTAGTTGGTTTAACAACTCTTGGATCTGATAATGGAATAGGAACTGTCCATGTTGGATCGGGTAATACTGCCTTATTGGTTGATGGTGATGCAAGGGTTATTGGAGTACTTACTGTTGGTAGAACTTCTATTACTATTGATGGTGAATCAGAGCAGGTCAGTGTTGGTATTGTTACCATTACTAGTGAAGCAGTTCGTGTTGGTGATAATGTAAAAATTGGTTCTAATGCTTCTGGTATTAACTCTTGCCCTCAAGTTTTATATGTAGCAAAAGATGGTGATGATTCTAAGAATGGAACATCAATTGATAATGCTAAATTAACAATTGCTGCTGCGGTTGGTATAGCAAAATCAGGATATACTGTTAAAGTGATGTCAGGTAATTATGTTGAACAGAATCCCATAGAGGTTCCTGCATTTGTTGCTATTGTTGGAGACGATCAAAGATCAGTTAAAGTACTTCCTAATACAGCAAATAAAGATTTATTTCATGTAAGAAAAGGATGTAAATTAGCAAGTATGACATTCAGTGGACATACAGCACCTGCAGCTGCTGTTGGATTTCCTACTACTGAGATTGCAGAAAATGTAGGTGGTGGTAAATGGAAAGGACCATATGTTCAGAACTGTACAAGTGATACAACTACAGGAGTTGGTATTCGTATTGATGGAAAACAAGCAAGATCATTGAAAGCAATGAATGTTGACTCATTCACTCAATATAACCAAGGTGGAGTTGGTGTTGCTGTAACTAATAGTGGATTTGCTCAGTTAGTTTCTGTATTCACTATTTGCTGCGATGAAGCAATTTCATGTGATGCTGGTGGTCAAGCAGATCTTGCGAATAGTAATTGTAGTTTTGGAACAAAGGGATTAGTTTCTCGTGGAACTGGTGCATTACAATTTACTGGTACGGTTAGTTCTGAAGCTGCTGTATCGCAAGATAATGTTACTATTAATTTAAGTACGCCAAATCTTAATATTACTGGATTTGATTATACTCATCAGACTGGAGTTGCAACTGTTACTACTTCTGCAAATCATAATTTCTCAGTTGGAATGGGTGTTACTTTAAGTGGTATAGTACTTGATTGTGCATATGGACAGAAGACTTATCCGCATAAAAATCCATATATTTTTGAAGTTGATGCAGTTCCAGATGCAAGAAACTTTACTGTTAATGTTGGAATTTCTACTTTAGGTCATACCTATGTAAGAGATGGTAGGGCAAAAGTTGATATAGATAGACCTTATGATGGGCAGGTGGCTTATTTTGATACTTTATATAAAACTGTGGAAAGTATTACTGTTGCATCTGGTGGAACAGGTTATACATCAACCCCAGAAATAACGATTGACTCTTCCCCAACAGGCGAAACTGCTACTGCATTTGCAACTCTAGAAGGTGATTCTGTTGCTTCTATTACTATTATTAGTAGTGGTAATCAATACACTTCAACACCAAATGTAACTATTAGTGGAGGAGGTGGATCTGGTGCATCTGTAACTGCCAATATGTCGTCTATTTATTACACAATAAATAGTTCAACCCCAGTGGTGTCTGGAATATCCACTCTAACTCTCGATACAAATTTATTGAATACAGTTGGTGTAGGATCTACAGTTTACTTTTTTCAACAAAGTAAGATTATCGCAAGTTCACATACATTTGAATATGTGGGTGCAGGTAATAATATTACATCTGCTACTCCTAAACGTGGTGGGGTCACTGTTCAGGAAAATGAAGTTGTTACATCCAATGGGGGTGTAGTAATTTACACAAGTACAGACCAAGCAGGTAATTTTAGAATAGGTAATGATTTGCAAATCAACCAAAATACAGGTACAATCAGTGGAAGAGCTTTTAGTAAAAGTTTATTTACTGAAATGACACCATTTATATTGGCATTAAGTTAATATGGCTCAGTTAGCACTCAATAAATTTCAAACAGTTACTTTTCAGGTAACCACTGCGGAACAGACAGTTTATACTGCACCCACTGGTTATACTGCTATTGTTTTGTATGCACATATTGCTAACTTTGGAACACAAGACTCCACTGTGACTATGAAGCATATTAGGTCTAGTACAGAAACTGAAATAATTAAAGGTGCAAATGTACCTACTGCAGAAGCCTTTGTTCCTATGTCTGGAAAATTGGTACTGGAAACAAGTGATTCTATTAGAATTTCTTCTCAAAGAAATGATACATTAAAGATTATTGTTAGTATTCTAGAAACTGCTAATTAAGATGCCATACATTGTCGGAACCCAACCAGTAACAAAACAAACACTTCTTTTAAGTGCAGGTCTTGTTGACTCTACAATCTCAACAACGACTAGTGTTGGAATTTCAACTTTGGTGTCAATTGCATCATCAATTTATAGATCTGCTAATTATCAAATACAAGTTATACAAGGAACTAATTATAATACAACATCAATTAATGTATTATATGATGGAACTACTGCATACATGACAGAATATGGTACTATAAATCAACCAGTAGCCATAGCAACATTCTCTGCACAAGTTAATTCAGGCAATGTTGAATTAATTGGATATCCTGGTACAGCAAGTACTACTACATTTAAAGTAATTTACTCAGCTGTTAAAACATAAATAAAAACATGAAAGATCTCAACCAATTTATTTCAGAAGCATCAAAGACAATCCTTAATAGGAAGGTCGGGGTTGTTATGCGTATTATTTTTGGTTGGAGAGGAAAGAGATATATGATTAAGATGTTTTTTCCTCAAATAAAGATTCCGTCAAGAAGAGATATTCAAGTTGAATTAAATAAGGTTTACCCTAATGCAAAAGTTTTTAGTTATGATGTGACCGATCATGAGACTGGAGATCCTTTAATTTACACGAACAGGTAATTAATATTTTATTATTATGGCAGAACATGACATTTACTTAGGTAACCCGAATCTAAAACGGGCAAATACCCCAATAGAGTTTACTCAAGAACAAATTCTTGAGTTTATGGCATGTAAGAATGATCCTGTTTACTTTGCTCAAAAGCATGTCAAGATCGTTACTCTTGATCATGGTTTGATGCCATTTGAACCATATGATTTTCAGCAAGAATTAATTAATAATTTCCACGATAATAGATTTAATATTTGTAAGATGCCTCGTCAGACAGGTAAGTCTACAACTGTTATATCATATCTTTTACACTATCTACTGTTTAATGATAGTGTAAATATTGGTATTCTTGCTAACAAAGCAGCCACTGCTAGAGAACTTCTTGGCAGATTGCAAACTGCATATGAGAATGTTCCTAAGTGGATGCAGCAAGGTGTCTTGTCATGGAATAGAGGTTCACTGGAGTTAGAAAATGGATCGAAAATCTTGGCTGCGTCTACCTCTGCTAGTGCTGTTAGGGGTATGTCTTTCAATATCCTATTCTTGGATGAATTTGCTTTTGTTCCCAATCACATCGCTGATTCTTTCTTTGCTAGTGTTTACCCTACTATTACTTCTGGTCAAAACACAAAAGTAATTATAGTTTCTACACCACACGGTATGAATCATTTCTATCGTATGTGGCACGATGCAGAAAAAGGTAAGAATGAATATGTACCAACAGATGTTCATTGGAGTCAAGTTCCTGGTAGGGATGATGTGTGGAGAGAGCAAACGATTGCAAACACATCAGAACAACAATTTAAAGTTGAGTTTGAATGTGAGTTCTTAGGATCTGTTGATACCTTGATTGCTCCAAGTAAATTGCGGAGTATGGTGTATCAGACACCAGAAAAAACAAATGCTGGATTAGATGTATATGTTGACCCTCAAAAAGGGCATGATTATGTTATAACAGTAGACGTTGCACGAGGTGTGAATAAAGACTATTCAGCTTTTGTTGTAATTGACATCTCAGAATTTCCTCATTCAGTAGTAGGCAAATATAGGAATAATGAAATTAAACCAATGCTTTTTCCGAGTATTATTGAAGAAGTAGGAAAGAGTTATAATGATGCATTTATATTATGTGAAGTAAATGATATAGGAGATCAGGTAGCATCTATATTAAACTATGATATGGAATATAAAAACCTTCTTATGTGTTCTATGAGAGGTAGAGCAGGTCAAGTTGTTGGTCAGGGATTCTCTGGTAAGAAGACTCAATTGGGAGTTAAGATGTCCAAGACTGTTAAGAAGGTAGGTTCTCTTAATTTAAAAACATTAATAGAATCAGATAAACTTCTTTCATGTGATTATGATATTATGAGTGAATTGACGACATTCATTCAGAAAAGTAATTCATTTGAGGCAGAAGAGGGATGTCATGATGACCTTGCGATGTGCTTAGTAATATATGCATGGTTAGTTCAAACTGATTATTTTAAGGAACTTACTGATCAGGATGTAAGAAAGAGATTATATGAAGAACAAAGAAATGCAATTGAACAGGACATGGCTCCATTTGGGTTTATGGATGATGGAATGGGAGAAGACTCTTTTGTAGATTCAGAAGGAGATCAATGGTTTAAAGCAGATGAGTATGGAGATAAATCTTATATGTGGGAATATATGTCATAGTGTTCATGCATCGTTCATAGCATTTTTGACCTCTGTAAATAACCTTTTGAATAAATAATTTCACGATAAACTGAGAAATTCGGAGAAAAAAAGCATGGCAACTCCTCAATTATCTCCTGGAGTACTGATAAGGGAGGTTGACCTCACCGTAGGCAGAGCTGAAAATGTTTTAGATAACATAGGAGCAATCGCAGGACCATTCTTACAGGGACCAATTGACGATCCTGTTGATATTGCAACAGAGCAAGATTTAGTAAATGTATTTGGAGAACCACAAAACACAGATGCTCAATATGAGTATTGGATGAGTGCATCATCATATCTTTCATATGGCGGTGTTCTTAAAGTTGTAAGGACAGACGACGCAGATCTTAAGAATGCTAATGCTGGTGTTGAAGCAGCAGCTGCATCTGTTAAGGTAAAGGGATATGAAGATTACGTTGAGAATTATGCAGATGGTTCTACTTTCTTCTACGGTGCTAAGAATCCAGGAACTTGGGCCGAGAACTTAAAAGTATGTACTATTGATGGTATTGCAGATCAGACACTTACGGTTCCAGCAGCAGCAGTTACTGCAGCAACAGTTGGATTCGGTGTTACTGTATCTCTAAGTGGTGTAACGATTCCTGGTGATGGAACTACATCATCATTTACTGGACATCTTAAAGGTATTATCACTGGTAAAGATGCAACAGCTAATACACTTGATGTTAAGGTTGTTTCTAGAGTAGATTCTACTGGTACAGAAACTAAGATTGATTATGCAGAAGGAACAGAGTTTGCAGCATTCGGTGCAACTGCAGTTCTTAATATAATCAATAACTCTGGTGCAGTTGTTGCAGGTGGTGCTCATACAGCAACAGCACAAGCTGACTGGTATGATGCTCAAACATTAGATCTTACTAATGCTTCTATTGCTTGGAAGGAAATCGCACCAAAACCTGGTACAACATCATATGCTAATGATAGAAGTGCTAAGAACGATGAAATCCATGTTGTTGTCGTAGACGACTTTGGAACAATTAGTGGTATTAAAGGTAATATTCTTGAGAAGCACATAGGTCTTTCTAAAGCAAAAGATGCAGTTTCTGCAGTTAATGCTCCACAGAAGACATACTATGAAGATTTTGTTGCATTAAATTCAGAGAATATTTTTGCAAGTGCTAACCCATCAACAGTTGGATTAACAACTTATCAAGCTTCAACACCAACTCCTAGATCTACTGGATTCACATTATCAAATGGTAATGCTGCAAGTTATGTAAGAGTTACTGATGGTGATGGTCTTTGGGGACAAACAGCTCAAGGTAATACTTTTGCTGCAATTGGTAACCATACTTACACTTTCACAGGTGGTAAGAACTACAGCACAGGTGCTGCTGGATCTGCAGGTAACTTAACTGCAACATTAGGTGCTCTTAAGACTTCTTATGATTTATTCAGAAATCCTGAGATTGAAGTTGATTACCTAATTATGGGACCAGGTTGTTCAACCAAATCTGAATCTCAAGCAAAAGCAAATAGTTTGATTGCAATTGCTGAGTTAAGAAAGGATTGTGTTACAACTATTGGACCACATAGGGCAGACATTGTTAATGTAGCAAATACTGACACCCAGACTACAAACTTAATAAACTTCTTTAGTCCACTAACTTCATCATCTTATGCAATATTTGATAGTGGTTATAAGTACGTTTATGATAGATTTAATAATAAGTTTAGATATGTTCCTGTCAATGGAGACATTGCTGGATTGATGACACGTACAAACATTGTTGCTTATCCTTGGTTCTCACCAGCAGGACAACAGCGTGGTACTATTAATAATGCAATCAAACTTGCATATAACCCAACAAAAGCTCAAAGAGATAAGATTTATCCTGCGAGAATTAACCCAGTTGTTACACAACCTGGTGTTGGAACAATCCTCTTCGGTGATAAGACTGGATTAGGATATGCATCCGCATTCGACAGAATCAACGTTCGTCGTTTATTCCTTACAATTGAGCAAGCACTTGAAGGTGCAGCAAATGCCCAGTTGTTCGAGTTGAATGATGATTTAACAAGAGCAAACTTTAGAGCAATTGTTGAACCATATCTACGTGATGTTCAAGCAAAGAGAGGTCTTAACGGATTCCTCGTTATTTGCGACGAAACCAATAACACACCTGATGTTATTGATAATAATGAGTTTAGAGCAGACATCTTCCTGAAG